TGCATCGACGAGTTCGATTGCCGCTCTCAAGGGCATGATCAGCAACACGTCTACTGGCAGCTATGACGGTCAGGTATACAACGTGATGTTGAGCTACGGTTCGAACGTGAACTACGGTGACGACACGGCACTCATCATGGGATACACACACGCTGATGCGCGTTGTGACTACGGGTTCTATCTGAAGAACTACAGTCCGTACATGGTAGCGGGGATCTATCTGACTGAAGTGGCTGGTGCGAGTCCTGTAATGGGCCACGGTATTCTGATCGATGGCGATTGTACTACCGCTGCGATTAGCATTGACGTGGCTTTGACTGGATCTGCTATCCATATCGGAGACACGTGGGCAGAATCTACGGCATTTGATACAGCGGCACTCAGCATCGGCGGAGATGCCACTATTGCCTTCGGAAGCACGACAGACAATCTTGTACTAGCGAGATATGATGTATCTGCCCAAATTGGAGTGGCGGAGAAATACTTCATCGGTGAATACAAGACGTATGCAACTTCCGGTGCTGGTGCAGGGACCGTACTTCAGTATGGTATCTGGATGGGAGACTACTGTGGGCTAACTATTGCACACAATACAACCGATGCTTATGCCACAAGAGGTAGAACGTCCATCACAGGAACCATGGCAGGAAACCAATTCATTGGCGTCATGGGACAATTTAACGTAAGCGGCGCTGCGACACTAGAAGAGACTGGCGGCGGGTACGGAGTTTATGGAAGCGTAACCTCAGATACGAGTGGCGCATGTAACAGGAATGTTGCTGCTGGTATGTTCACGATGCGTCCGAACACAATCGACTTGGTTGGAGATCAGTCTTGTGTCGTAGCAGACATGGGTGGATCTGGATACGCAGACTACGGATTTGCTGCTAATGTTGGGAACAACAACACAGCGGCAGCGATTCGTGTCCAGGTAACGGATTCTGCTGTACTGCCGATCGGTATTTTGTTCACTGAGACAGCAGGATCGATCACAAAGCTGATCGAATTCCCGAATGGCGCAGGACTCTACTACGGTACAGCCGATCCTAACGGAACGCTTACCGCAGAAGATGGATCTGTCTACTTCCGATCAGGCACTGGTTCTGTCGACACGGTTTGCTATACGTGTTCTGGAACCAATGTATGGACGGCACTAACAACGACGTAGCAATGACGGGAGGGGCTTAACGGCCCCTTCCACTACTTAATTGAAGAAGCAGCGGAATAGTCCGCACAAAGAGAGCAGCAAAGGAGCACAGCATGACGATGAAAGTGACGTTGACTGAAGCACAGATGATCCAGGCAGCAGCAGCCAAGTTTACGGGTATTGACCTGCCGGTCAGAACCTCGTATGTGTTGGCACGAACTGTCCTTGAGATCACTACGGAATTGAAAGCATTCCAGGAACAGCGAACGAAACTGGCAGTGAAGTATTGCGAGCTTGACGAAAAAGGGAATCCTAAAAGCGAGCCGGTCGAAGGAATGCCAGGGTCGAGCAAGTTGGTATTCAAGGCGCCCAAGGATGAAGAGGCATTCATCAAGCAAGTATCAGAGCTTGGTGAGGAACCGATCGAACTGAAGCTCCGCGAACCGTTGAAGCTCTCAGCGTTCCAGAATCCGAACTCGGAAGACGAGACAGTGATTCCATGGGATCTTCTGGCTGGCTTGATGCCAATCTTGGAAGACATCGAGGGATAGATATGAAACGAATATGTCCGGCCTGCGGAATGGTTCAAACAAACCAAACGGAAATGTGTCCGAGATGCGGAACGAAAACCATTTCCAAAGGCCGGCGTATCGTTCAAAAGGATAGTAGGGTGAGAGTTGACCCGAAGGAGGGGCGTAGGAATGGATAGGAAGGCACTGACAGTAACCGAGATTGCCGTGAAGGGAGAGGAGAACGGTCACGTTGTCCTTGATCGTGGCGAGATTCGAAAGCTGTGGGAAGAAGGGAACGTTGCAGCGATGTTCAAGTTTGCGTTGAACGAACGTTCCTTGCCTGAATCGGTTGGAGAGCCGGAGAGGGTATTAAACGTTGGCTCCCAAGGTGGAGTCCTTCTCGATACGCGCCCGAAAGCAGAGTCGGTGATATCGTCTTCCTCTCCAGATCGTGATGAGGACACCATGCAGCAGGCTGGCATGATCATCACCAGCAACTACGCGGCAAATTCTACAGTTTTCGGAATGCACAAGCATACGATTCCTGTTGGGTTCACTGAGCAGATCAAGCAGTACAAGGACTTCAGTTGGGCGAGGTGGCAGTGGACTACCGAGAATGAATACACAGAAGGTAAGGCGTATCAGGCGATGTGGGAAGGCCACATCCTGAACTGCGTCTCTGTTGGATTCATGATCGACGACTTCGAGCCACGAGAGAAAGACAACTGGTGGGGTGGATGGAATATCAAGGAATGGGAGCTGCTTGAACACAGCCCCGTGTCCTTGCCATCTAATCGAGAGGCGATGCGTACGGATGGGCTTAAAGCTATGTTCCGTTCCTACGCTGAACAGGTATACGAAGGGCCGTCTCCTGTGTTGAAGCAGATGTTTGAAGAGTTTGAACACAAAGGAGCCCCTTTGTCGATTCCTGTGAATATCACGCTAACGAACGAGAAGGATCTGAGTACAGCTATCCGGAAGGGCGTTTCTGATGCACTAAAGGAAGGCGGAGCAGCAGAGGTGGAGATGACATGTTCCCCGAAGGCCGATACAGGACATGAAGTAAAGACCTTTGAGGATATTCGATTGGCAGCGGCGGCGGGGGTTCTTCCTGTTGACAAAGCCTTTGAAATGACGGGAGAGCTAGTCGACGGATACAAGGCTGCTATCGCAGAGAAGGATGCTGCGCTGGCAACGGCAGAAGGAAGAATCCAAGGTCTACAGAATGAGCTCATTCAGCTCAGTGCTGGGGTCGTGGACAAATTGGGATAACGAGGTGAGAACCATGGCAGCGCGAGATCTAAGCCAAATGTCCCCAGAAGAACAGGACATGATCCTACAGGGAGCAAAGATTCTGTTGGCCGGGGGAACAAAGAACGCCGAGCCGGAAATTCCTGCAGAGGTGCAGAAGTTTTTGGACGAAAAAGGATTTACAATCGAGATGAAGCAGCCTGCGGTAATTGGCGCAGTAGACACGGGCACAGCCGTCCGTACTCCTGCTGAGACTGAGTTGAATGGCATTGGTCCACAGATGGCGAAGGCGCCTGCCGGTCCTGCGATCATTCACGAATCCACGAAGCGCGATCTGAAGGACTTCTTGATCGTCAATGCAGTCGGCATCTTGTCGCAGGGAAAAGACTACGAGCACTTCCTTGACTCCGGACTCGAGATGGACGTCCTGAAGTCGCAGAAGTCATTCAACAAAGAGCCAAGTGCTGAGATTCGGAAGACAATCGATGAACGTATGCAGCAATTGAAAGACCTGAACTTGGGGTCTGAAGTTGCTGGTGGGTTCTTCATTCCTGAAGAGGTCAACACTGAGATGATCAAGAATCTCCGTGGCCAAGAGATTTGGATGAATATGGGTGTCAACTATCTTCCCAATTCTCCGAAGTATCAGTCTTGGCCGAAGGAAGGGGATGGACCTACCATCACCTGAACTGGGGACACACCGACCAGCGACATTGGTGATTCCGACATGGAGTACGGCGAAGTAACGCTGTCTCTCAAACAGATGGCAGCTCTCGTCAAGATTCGGTTGAATCTTCTCAAGTATGCTCGAATGAACGTCGAGGCCATGGTCCGTCGTCAGATTGTTGACCAGATGGCAGTAGAGCAGACGAAGGTTGGCTTGCGCGGTAATGGGGCGAAGCAGCCTCTTGGCTTGTTCAACCTTCCATCGATGGCTGCGTACACGACCGATCTGTCGTCAGCGATCCCTACGTTCAACAACCTTCTTGACCTGCAGAGCGCAATTCGCGCACGTGACGGTATCGTTGACGCAACCCGTAGCGCATGGGTTATGTCTGAGACGTACCTGAACCTCTTCAAGAAGTCGAAGACGGGCATCGCTCAGTACGACTACATCACCGATCTCACTGACATGCCACCAAA